ACTACCTTTTATTTACATCGGAGGTGTTGGTCGCGATTCCATAGTTGCACCCATCTACATTGATGATATTGAAGGAAAGTTTACACCCCAAGATCACATACCTATTGGTGATCCGGTATTGCCCGAAGGCGGAATGAAATTTAAATATACAGCCGAGTCTAATGAACTCCCTGGAACCCGCCATGTTGGTAATATTGATTATACCATACATTTGCCAAGCAAAACAAAGCTGGTGCCTTCTCTGTTTCAAGAAGGGATTATTAAACCTGACAGGACTTATCTAACGTGTCCATATCCCATTCAGAAAGCACCTGCGAAACTTGCTCCGTTTCGCAATGCGGATGGCGTTCTCATTAAACCTAGAGACGTCGCCCTAGCTAAATACAAAGGTACAAAAGCCAATAAAATGGATCCTTTGTTAACGCATCCTGGCAATTTTAAGGGTGTATTAAATGCAGGCATGCCTCATCGCTTGCACAAAATTTTGACTGTAGAAGAGACGCTCAATGGAAAGTACAATGTCGACGTTCCTTCCTTTTCTCTAGCAAAATCCAGCGGACCAGGTTTCGCTGAGAGAGGTGTAAAATTGAAAGATATGGTCGAACGTGACCCTTTCAAAATATGTGGAGAGCTCCAACGTCAACTTGACGAACAGGAGAGAATGGCTAAAGCGGGTATTATGCCGCCAGCATTCGCCACATTGTGTCTCAAAGATGAGACACGTCCTATAGACAGAGTTGCTTCAGGAAACTCTCGTCTTTTTGCGGTTATGGAGAAAGCACACACTATTCGGTGCAAAATGTACTGTGGCACTATGAAGGAGGCCATATGCGCATATCCAACCGAGTCTGATATCGCCCTGGGCATTAATGCTCATTCTACTCATTGGGGACTTCTTTACCGTCGTCTCTTTAAACATGGTGCGAAAACTCGGCTTATCGCTTTTGACACTCCAGCTTGGGACATGAATTTTGTGTACCGTATAGCTCCCTTCGTATCTGAAGAAATGTGTCATATTCTCGGAATTGATAAAGATTCCGAATGGGGAAAGCAAATTTACATTCTTGTTACTTCTACTTTGCACGCTTATTATGTGCTTGGTAACAGAGTGTTCTCTAAATCTATGATGTCCTCAGGATCATGGTTTACATCCCTCCTCAATTCGATTGTCAATTCAATTTGTTTCCGCTATGCTTGGCGAAAACTTATCACCGAAGCACCTGATGATTTTGATAAATGGTGTGCCCTTGCCGTTTTCGGAGATGATTCAGGACTTGGTGTCCATGTTGATTTTGGAGATCGCTTTAATGCGATTACTATAAGTAAATTATTTTATCAACAATTCAACTGGAACATTACCAATCCAGATAAAACTCCCATTGACAAGCCCTTTGTCGA